GGGTTAGCTGCATATATGCGTCTGGCCAAAAGAAAGGAATTCGTAGCTCAGCCACAACTTCGTTATCCCCTAACTCGAAATACAAGGGGCTCCTTTGGCTAGCTAGCAACATACGTAGATCATGAGGCAGCCGACGGTCATCCTGAAAATCGAGAAGAAGGGGCCTGTAAACATTGTGCGCAACAAAAGAACAGTAATGAAATTTGGTTCCTGTAATTGCAAAACGAACCACAATGTCACAATTCAAAGCTGTGAAAGTCTGCAAGCGTTCCTTCATACGAAAACTTCCCATTATTATGGACAAAGGGGAAATGGACTGTTGAAACTGGACGTCTTTTTCAAGCACGTACGTGAGGCCTCGAACCTCTCTTTCCATAAAAGGAGGCAAACTTCGGGTTCCCAAAGGCACCCTGTAAGCCGAACCCTCATACTTCGTGCTTTCGTCCATGACTTCCATTTCACCAGGCTCGTCAATGTGGCGCACTTCCTGAGTGTCCTTGACTTCAGAACTTTCTTCAATTCCGCCTTGGAACACACGACGCCTGTCTTTAGTTGCGTCCCGCTCCTGCATCATAACTATGTAATCCTGATAAGGGCACTCAGCTGAATAAGGGATGGGATACTGCATCTTAACGAACAGTTTGACGAACGCTTGCTGAAACTGCTCATACGTCTCTTTGCCATGTAATGCGGACTCGCGAGCAATGCTAGCGCAAACGTCCGTCATATACTCACCGATCTTGGCTGATTTTTTCCTGACAACCAACGGCCTGGTAATGGAAGACATCTTAAGCTTTCCCACGTAACGCTCCAAATCAGGATGGAACCATGTGGTACGGCTCAGGAATGTGCTGTCAGACAAGGGAGTAAATGTAATTTCTCCTTCCTTGTCACCAGCGGTGATGCCCATGCCAGTCTCTTCATAAAACTCCCGCAACTTGGCGATGTCAAACATCTCTTGGTTCCTTCGAACTCCAGACATATTGTCATCACCCAAAGCTGTAAAGTTAATG